CAGGAACTATAATAGAAGGTAGGGAGGATCGACCGATGGCGAGGAAAGAGAACGAAATGCGGCTGGACATTCACCCGGACCCCAACCGGCTTGACGAGTGCTGGGTCGGTCAGGTCCGGTTGCGGCTGGCCTACGGCCTGGAGCGTGCCGAGGCCCGCAAGGCATTGGCCCAGGCGAAGACCGACCTGGCCGTGGGCAAGTCCGATTTGGAGGTGACTAAGGCCGAATTGGAGGTGACCGCCAGGAAGACGCCAGAGAAGTTCGGCATCGAGAAGGTCACCGAGGGCAGCATCGCTGCCGCCGTGGCGAATTCCGAGGAGTTCCAGGAGGCCCGGGACAGGATGTTCGACGTCCAGCGGAGGATCGACGATTGCCAGCACGAGGTGGACGTGCTGGACGCGGCCCTGGATGCCATCGACGACCGCAAGCACAGCCTCCAGGATTTGGTCAAGTTGTACTTGGCGGACTACTACGGTTCGCCGAAGGCTCCAGAAGGGGCCAAGGATCGGATGGACGATGTGGAGAAGCGGGCGGTTCGCAAGGGGCGGAGGCCGGACGGTGATTGAGGCGTTCGACAAATTGGTTTTGTTCGTTGGCTTTTCGCTGGCGATTCTCGTCGGGTTGCCGGTCGTGGTGTACTTGAGCGTGAAGTTTGGAACGGTCGCGTTCTACAGCGGCCGGAGATTTTCAAGGCGAATGAGAAAGGAGAACGTGAAACATGGCGAGAGGTGAAGATCGCAGAGAGGCGAACCGTGCGGGCTCGTCCGAGAGGGATCAGCGGCACCGGGCGACCGGCGGGGCGACGCACTTGAACATCCCGTCCGGCGTGGAGTTGTTCACTCCGGAACCCGGCAAGACCTACCGCATGGACATGAGCCTGTACAAGGTCGGCAAGCACAACCCGTTCTGCCGGAACGAGGGATGGCTGTACTACGAGTTGACCTACTACATCCACGGTCGCGTGGGGCCGAACAACGAGGTCTACTGCTGCCCGTCCAAGATGCGACGCGAGCCGTGCCCGATTTGCGAGTATCGGGCCAAGCTGGAGAACGCCGGTCCACCGAAGGGCGAGGGACGCAGCGAGTGGTGGAAGCGTGAGGTTCTGCCGTTCATGCCGAAGGAGCGTCAGCTTTGGCTCCCGCACGTCCGCGGGAACGACGACGAGAAGGTCATGCTTTGGGACGTATCCCATTTTACGTTCGGCAAGTTGCTGGACCAGCTTCGCAAGGCTGGCTCCGAGGACGAGGACTACAAGCGGGAGTTCGACGACCCGAAGGGCGGGGCCTGCTTGGCCGTGACGTTCACCGAGGAGAGCGGAGGCGGGTTCACGTTCACGAAGGCCGTCGGCATCGAGTTCAAGTCCCGACCCAAGGGGATGAACCCCGCCCTGCTGGACCACGGCATCGACCTGGAATCCGTGCCGATCGTGGCTTCCTACGACGACATCAAGCGTGCGTTCTACCAGGAGGAGCCGGACGACCACTCCGAGCCGGAGAAGTCCCAGCCGAAGGGCCGGAAGGCGTCGGAGCCGGCCGACGATGACGACTTCGACGATGAGCCCGAGAAGGCCCCGCCGAAGAAGTCGGCCGGCAAGGCTGAGAAAGCCGCCGACGTCCCGCCCAAGATCGTGGTGGGCCAGAAGGTCCGCCACCGCAAGCTGGGCGTCTGCGAGGTGCTGAAGGTCAGCGGGGACGGCACGTCGCTGGTCCTGGAGGACGAGGACGGCAACCCGCACAAGGCACAGGATGCCAAGGACGTGCGGCCGATCGAGGACGAACCGAAGCCGAAGGCCAAGGCTTCCAAGTCTGTTCCCCCACCTGATGACGACGATGACGATGGTTGGGACAATGAGCCGAAGCCTTCGGGCAAGGCCAAGTCGAAGCCGGCGGCCAGGGACGAGGACGACTGGGACGACGACGAGCCGAACGATGATCCCAAGCCGGCCCGTGGCAAGCAGAAGAAGGCGGTCAAGGAAGATGAGGATGACGGTTGGGACTGATACGTGGTGGGACGGCGGCGTGGTGGGACACGCAAAACACTACAAGCCCAAGTCGGGGAGGCAATCCGATAGCCAGTCCGAATCTGGCCCGTTCCATTGGAAGGAGATCGCAAATGTGGGAGTTGCAGGTTTTCATTGATGATGAGTGGCAGCCGGTGACGGTGAACGTCAACAAGTACACCTTCCCGCTGCATTACGATTGCCACCAGGACGCCGAGCAGATGGTCGAGCGGCTGTTCCCGGCGGATTCTCAGGTTAGGGCCAGGGTGGTCCGGGCGGTGGCCGGATGAGGCGATCCAACCAGATCAAGGCCGATCTGCTGGCGGGAGGGGCGGCCGGAGAACGCCCGCTCTTCCTGTCCAGCGGGTCCACGATGATGAACCTGGCCTGCACCGGGCGGCCCGACGCCTGCTTTCGTGCGGGGTGCTACTACCACTTCGTTGGCGACAGCGATAGTGGCAAGACGTTCCTTTGCCTCACTTGCTTGGCCGAGGCGTGTCTGAACGAGGACTTCTCCGGGCATCGCATCATCTACGATGCCCCGGAACGCGGGGCCCTGATGAACATCCGCCGCTTCTTCGGCCGAGGCTTGGAGAAGCGGATGGAACCGCCTGCCAGGGAGAAGAATGGTAGCCCACATTACAGTGCCACCGTGCAGGAATTCTACTACCACCTGGACGACGCTCTGAATACGGGGCCTTGCATCTATGTGGTGGATTCCCAGGACAGTCTGTCGTCAGACGAGGAGGTCGCGAAGTTTGACGAGCGGAAGACGGCGTTCAGGAAGGGGAAGGGCACCACCGGGACCTACACGGACGGCAAGGCGAAGATTCATTCCTCCCATCTCCGCAAGTGTATGGGGCCGTTGGCCAGCACCGGCAGCATCCTGATCCTGATAAACCAGACGCGGGACAGCTTTGACCTGTTCGAGCGTTCCACGCACGGTGGCGGGAGGGCGTTGAAGTTCTATTGCACGCTGCAACTGTGGTCGTCTCAGGCCGGCAAGATCAAGCGGAAGGTTCGCGGCAAGGACCGGGAGTTGGGCACGCTCTGCAAGGTCCGCGTCCGCCGTAACCGGGAGACGGGTAGGGACCGCACCGTGACCGTGCCGATCTACCATAGTTTCGGTATCGACGATGTGGGGTCGATGGCTTCGTATCTGATTTCCGAGAACGTATGGGAGAAGGACGGGAACGTGGTCAGGGTGCAGGGCATCGGGCCGGAGTTCAAGATGGGGCAGGAGTCCCTGATCCAGCACGTCGAGGAGAACGATTTGGTAGAGGACGTGCGTGCTTTGGTGGTCGAGACTTGGGACGAGGTGGAGCGGGCCTGTCAGGTGAAGAGGAAGATGCGGTACGAGTAGGCAATTTGATTTAGTGTAATCGGGTTAGGTCGGGTCAGGTGCGGTAAGGTTGGGTAAGGTTGGGTCCGGTTTGGTCCGGTACGGTTTGGTAAGGTAAGGGAGCCCATGGCTCGTTTACAAAACAAAAGGAGAACGAGATGAAAGTTGCATTTGAGTTAGTTGGTGAGACCCCGTTGCTGATGCACTGGGACAACATCGAGGGTTCTGATATGCTGTCCGAGTGGAGGAAGGCGAAGGAGAACAAGAACTTCTCCAAGGCCGGAGATGACAGGACTCCCCCGTGGACGTGGCACACCTATTGCTACAACGATGGAGAGAAGGTGGCGATCCCCCAGGACGTCCTCCGCGGAGCCTTGCTGTACGGCGGAACCCAGATCATCGTCAAGGGGAAGAAGACGTTCAAGGAACTGTCCCAGCGGGGCCTCCTTCTGTGCGGAGAATTCCTTGAGTTCTCGTTCTCTGATGGGAAGCAACTGACGATTCTTCAGTTGGACAAGATCAAGGATAAGCCGTTCGCTTCGCAATGCGAATGGTGTCGGGAGAACGGGTTCCGCCTGTTCGTCAAGAGGGCCAGCATAGGGTCGGCCAAGCATGTAAGGGTCCGACCACGCTTCGACAAGTGGATCGTCCGGGGTGTGGTGGAGGTTTTGGCGGATGAGATCACACTCGATATTCTGAAGGAGATTTTCGAGGGGGCAGGCAAGGCGGGGCTTGGAGATTGGAGGCCGAACAGCCCGAAGAGGCCGGGGCCGTACGGGCAGTTTGTCGCCAAGTTGAAGAAGGTTTGACAGAGGTAAGGTGCGGTAGGGTTCGGTTTGGTTAGGTGCGGTGCGGTAAGGTGTGGTGGGGTGGTGTCCTGTGTGGTAAAATGAGGGAGCCCATGGCTCGTTTGCAAACC